TCATAGTACTCATATAAAACCCAGGGCATGGGTCCATGATATAAGATTCCAGCATACCGCATCTCTACTGCTGGAGGTCTCGGGATGACAAAAGGCTGTTTTACTCCATCTAGTTTTAGAAGAGAGCAAGTATCCTTTTGAACTATTGACTTTATTCTGTAGTATTTTAGTTTACAAAATTGAGTCTTCTCATAAATAAACGGAGTACCGTTTGTATCTATAAAATGCTTTTCTTTTGCTTTAAGTATTCCCCTGAAGTTATCAACTTGTTGCTTAAGGGCATGAAAGTTTTTATGAGGGCTTTGTAAGCGACGAATGCCCAAAGTATCCCCAGCCATATTTCTATCATCTACTATCTTTCCATCTAAAAATAACAGTCCATCCTGCCGCTCCCAATTACCAGAGGGCAGAATATATACTGGAAACTTAATTTTGTTCAAGGATTTATACTGTATCACCATACAATTTTGTGAATTTCCCCATAGAGTAGTCTTCGTCGATTTCGAAATCACATCCGACGGGAGCGCCCGGAATACTAAGTCCTCGATCCAACTGTACAAAGTGTAATAACTTTTCGCTATAATGTTCAATTTCATCCTCTGGAACTTCTGCAAGAATAGAGTCGTGCACTAATGCAAAAATTCTTGCTTTCATTCCCTTTGCTTTAATGTACTCTCCCATATCTATTGCGCCAAGGAGGTTAATATCGCTAGCAGCAGACTGAACCAAAAAATTAAGACCACTACGAACGCTATGCGAACGGATGCCTGCATCGGTGGATTCAACGTTGGGGAGCCTACGCTTCCGACCAAAATAAGAATAAATGAACCCATTCTGCTCAATAAATTTTTGATTATCATCAATCCACGCCTTTAGTTTATGGAACGCTTTAAAATAGTCACTAATAACTTCTTGCGCTTCCGATTTTGAAAAATACTTACCACTATCTTTTGTCACTTGCTCACTAATCTTTGCAGGTCCCGCACCGTACATAATACCAAAGGTTACAGCTTTTGCGGCCTGTCGCTTATCAGGGTATAGCTCTGCTACTTGCTCTACGTCACAAGGGAGTCTAAATACTTTATGAGCAATCGTGCTGTGGAAGTTTCCTCCACTACGGAATACATCCATTAGTGCCTTATCTTTTGCAAGAATAGCGGCAACATATACTTCTGCCGTTGTTAAATCCATTGCAACAATCTTGTGCCCCGGTGCTGCTTTGATACAGCCTTTTACGGTAGGATTGTCGCGAGGCAACTGCTGCATGTTTAGTTTGCCACTGCTAGATAAACGACCAGAAGTAGTACCATGTAGGTTGAAGCCCGTACGTAGCCTACTATCTCTATCAAGCTGTGGTATGATTTTATCAAGGTAAGTATTTTTGATTTTGGATTTCTGTCGTATATCCAGGATCCGCTTAGGTACGTCGCTTTGAAGCGAGAGTTCTTTAAGCACTTCCGCATCAGTAGAGTCTGCGCCCGTGCCAGTCTTTTTTCCAGTCGGAGAGAGGCCAAGATAGTCAAAAAGAAGACTACGAAGTTGCATAGTGCTATTGGGATTAAAAGGCTTACCATTTATCTCTTCAAACCTCCGTATTTTATCGTTTTCATACAGGGCAGCAATAGCGCTATCAATATCCGTCTGCATTGCGTCTTGGCCTACATAGAGGCGTTTGCGGTCGAAAGGAACACCGTTGTCCTGTGTATCAATCAAGAAACGGGTACCTGGAATAAGAATATTATCGTAGACCCACTTCAGTTTAGGGTTTTGTTTGATCTTCACAAACTTCTCGTATATTAGAAATGTGCAAAGTGCGTCCATACCTGCGTATGTTTTCATTACATCGAACGGAATATCCCCCCAGTTAAACTGATCTTTGAGAATACCGTGTTCTTTCCTATAACGGTCAATCCAGTCGTACATTGGTTTCTCGTAGTCGCCATACGGTGTAAACTTCATAGTAAGCTGTTTGAGTCCGTGCCCTCCGGGATTTTCGTCGATGAGGTAATGGAGCAGCATGGTATCTTCAAATCTAGGAAACTTGAAATGGAAGTGATACTCAAAGAATGCCATATCGAACTTGGCATTGTGAAATACTACTATTTTTTTATCGAATAACTCTGATAGAAGGGCCTCGGTTTCTTCGGAAAAACAATCCGTATCAATGTAAGCACCACATTTACCATCATAGCAAAGGCTAATACCAAGCATATACCCATCACGAGGGTAGAGACCCGTAGTTTCCGAGTCCAGCGCGATATATTCGCACGAATGGTCAATTGCTGCTTGTATAAACTCATTTGCTTTCTCCGTATCTTGTATACCAAAAGCGATCTGTGAATCAATTATCACATCCTCTTTTTCGCCAGCGATATACTCCAAGATGCTCTGTTTCCCAGCTTCCCATACTTTTCTAGCTTCGGGTTTAAATGCGAGCATCGCAGGGTTGATAATAGGCAAGTACTTGCCTTCTACTTTTTTCCCAGAGTATTCAGTTACAGAACTGAGTTTTGTATAATACTTCATCGCATCACTACCTACTAAAATAACCCAGTCATATTCGTCTGGATTCATATCAATATCGCAGTCACGTTTCAGTACTTTTTTAATGTTTGGATCAGAGCAAAGCTGGTATTGATCAAATTTCAATCCATCAAACTCTGAAGAAAATCTTGTTTTACTTGGTTTGGTTTCTACTAATGCAACCTTAGGCATATAATTTTTCTCTTAGTCTTTTTACTTGAGGTTCAGCTAATGCACCCGCATCCATGTTTTTGTCTCCAAAAGCAATGTTGCGTGTATCAAGTCCTACTGACTCACATAGCTCGCGTACTTTTGCTGCCTGTCCTTGGCCTGCTTCGTCGTTATCTAAGAAGATGTCTATTCCTTCTACTCCGGATACCGACAGAACTTGTAGTTTTTCTTCTGTAATATTCTTTACTCCAAAGCAACACACGGCATTCGTGAGTCCTTTGTCGTGTAAATTCATTACATCGAAGATTCCTTCTACAAGCATAATTCGTCCTTGTATAGGTTCTACAACAGGAAACAAGGGCATCTTTGCTCCAGGAGGAGTATTTAGATACTTAGGTTGTTGATCCGCTGTAGTCCTTGATTGAAATGATACTATCCTACCCGAACGATCTCGAATAGGAAAACATATACGTCCTACAAACTCTTTCCCAGAGTGTATAAACGCTTCGAATTCTCTATAAGTTGCAGGGCTAATACCCCGCCAATTTCCTACATAGGGAGCATATCCCTCTGGCATTTGTAATCCCACGCTTTCAGCCCTTACCTCGTCAATCTTCTTCTTTAGGAGCTGACGTTTGATTTCCATTTTATTTGCTTTTTGCCCAAAGTGCGTGAATAAATTACCTTTAAACCCGCACGAAAAGCAGTTAAATATACCCGTTACCTGGTCAATACGCATACTGGGATTGCGGTCTGGGTGGTCTGGATTTAGACAGCTAACCTCGAAGTCTTTGCCTCTAGGTAAGTAGGGTATATCTTTCTGTTTAAGTAAATCTTCTACGTTCAATAGTTTTCATCCACACCAAAGCCAGCGGATGCCAAAGCATCACCATCCCAATCGTCGAGATAGTTTTCGCCGTCATAATAATCATCCTCTACTTCTCCGTTGAGCATTTCGTCACACACATCTTGTGCATACTGATAATAGTCAGCGTGCTCATCATCAAAGAGGTGAAAGTATTTTGATAGTCGAGCGAGTACTACATCTGCGTGCTCATAGTCACCAGTGTCCATATCTTTCTCGAGCATATCGAATAGATCCATAATTTTAGGTGTGAGTCTACTATTCATTGTGTTGGAAATCCTTCTTGAACAAATACTCCAATCGTGCCAATCTGACCTTCTGTCAAGCTTTGTGCCCAAGGAACCATCATAGCGGCTTGAGGACCGTCTTTGTGTCCCATTCTATAGTCAATTAACTTACTGATAATTTCATCAGCAGACTGACCTGCTAGAGTTGGACCGATCCCGCCCTGACCCATAGCACCATGGCAAGTACTGCACATAGCCCAGGGCTGACGTATATCTTGGAAACGATCGGTGTTAGATGCAAAAGTAGGAAAGACTGTCCACTCTTGCAACGTATCTTGTGCAATTGCTGTTGGAGCAACTGCAAGTAGTGCTGTCAATAAAACTTTTTTCATCTTCTCATCCTTGCGATGTCTTTCATATGTTGTTCGTCTATGATTGGGACGGCGTTTGATTTGTGCATTGTTCCGATGCCTTTAACCAAGGATCCTGTATATCGCTTTGGTTCTGGCCTAGCGGTAGATGCAGTTGTTGAGGTATTACTTCTGTATTCAGGTGTTTCTCGTCGATAAGGTTTTGGAGCGTTAGATTGAACTGCTCGGATAGCTGGTCGAGCGCTTTTAGTATTGCTCTTTTCCTTTCTACGTCCTGAAGTTGTGTGTCTGATAGAACCATAAAACATTCCCATAAAATAAAAATCCCCGATGATTGAAGTACATATTATACAGCAAACAGCGGGGATAGTCAAGAACTTTTTTTATCAGAGGTCGTCAATATCTTCATCAGTTTTGTGTGAACTAGCTTCTCGCTCCTTAGGAGTAAGAGCTGTCTCAGGACCCATTTTCAAAGACTCCCAGTCCATAACAGAACTGAAAGACTTCATACTAGCGGCTCTCATCTTCACACAGTTGAAAGTGATGCACTCGTCTTCTTGATCCCAGGTTTCCAGCGCGTAAGCTGCGTCCGCTGCATCAAGAATACCTTTGGCAAAGCGAGCTTCGCCTGTAGCATCAGTTTGGTAAGGAGAGAATACTGTGCATTCATACTCCTGTGCCATGGCTTTCAACGCCTTAGAAACTTCAATCTGTTCCGTCCAATCGTACTGCCCTCCTCGCGAGGGTAGGTTGGATCTTTTGACTTGGTTGATATAGTCTACAATGATAACACCGGCATCCATTTTGCTGACTTTTTTATCCAGCTCAGCCCGTATCTTTGCGAGAGTGAGTCCCGGATCATATACTACATCTAGCTGTTGAGTCGGGAGAAGCTCGTGCTGAGTAGTAAGAACCCTATGAAACTCTTGGAAGTCTCGCTTTTCTTTGTATTCTTTCAACCGATCCTGGCCTTGCTGGAAGCGGCTCGCCCACCAGCCAGCCACTTTCTCCCACTCAATCACAGAAAGATTCTGTGTTCGTAGTCGAGAATATGGCACTCCAGTAGCGATAGAACAACACCGTTGCAGTATTGATCTACTATCCATTTCGATCGTGAAATAAATAGCTGAACGTCCAGATTGAAATACGTTGTTTGCAATGTTTGCACACGTAAGAGATTTACCAGAGCCTCTACGACCGCCGACCAGTACCAAATCTCGGGGGGAGAACTTGATTTCATGGTCGTACTCTGCGTTGAGACCAAGACCAATATATTTACTGATCTCTTCTTCAGGTTCAAATAGCTCAATACGTTGCATACTTTCTTGAGGAACTTCAAGGTCAACCTTGTCCTCAATGTCCAAAACAATCTGATGAAGCTCTTGCACTGACTCTTCCGCAGACGAAAAGACTACAGAATTATCAATGTAATTGTCAAGAGAGTTAAGGATTTCCTTCTGAGTATATTCATTCTTTAGATACTCA